TACAATCTACAAAGAGAGGAGCTGGTCTCCAGTCTCAATAAACGTACTGGATTTACTGATTAAGTTCTCATCTCAGATTGATATAGAGAGGGTTACATTAGTAAATGATTTTTATAGAAACCCGGAAGTATTTAAACACTTTCAAGAAGAGTTTGATCAGACCTTAACACCTACTACAGAATGTGCAATAGAGTTTATTGTGCAAAAAAAGGAAACAGAGAATGAAGGGAAAGAAAAATCTACTGGTAATACCGGACTGTCACGCTGCACCTGAGTATGACAATGACAGATTCACATCTCTTGGTAAGTTTATAGTAGAACAGCAGCCAGACATCATCGTATGTCTTGGTGACTTTGGGGATATGCCAAGCCTCTCATCATATGATAAAGGAACCAAAGGGTTTGAAGGTAGGAGATACAAGAAGGACGTTGACTCTATACTAGATGCCCAGGATAAACTGTTTGCACCTATAAAGAAGTTTAACGAGAACAAGAGGAAGCGAAAGGAGAAACAATACAAACCCAAGATGCACATGTGCTTAGGTAATCATGAAGATAGGATCGACAGGGCAATTAACTCTGCTCCAGAACTAGACGGTGCTATCTCAATGAAGGACTTACACTATGAAAAGTATGGGTGGAAGATTACTCCATTCAAAGGATGCTTATCCCTGGGGGGAATAAACTTCTCACATTACTTTACATCAGGGG